CGTAGTGAACTGATCCGCAATGGCTTTGCCAGAGAATACTACGGCGATGCCAAACAAAGCTGGTGTCAATAATCCAACACTGTTGTCCAATCTCATCATAAATTAATGCATGAGCGCAGAATCCACACTGGTCAAAGCACCACATCGTAGACAAACATTCACTGACGAACAACTAGAACAATTTGTTCGGTGCACTGATCCTGTGACCGGTCCGCAGTATTTCATGGACAACTTTTTCCACATACAGCATCCCACACGTGGCAAGATGCTGTATCATCCGTTTGACTATCAGAAACGTCTGATAGATACCTACCACAACTATCGTTTTAGTATCAGCATGATGCCCAGGCAAACTGGCAAATCAACCAGTGCCGCTGGGTACTTGTTATGGTATGCCATGTTTGTACCAGACTCAACAATCCTAATTGCCGCACACAAATACACAGGTTCACAGGAAATCATGCAACGTATCCGTTATGCCTATGAACTGTGTCCCGATCACATACGTGCAGGAGCCACCAACTACAACAAAGGCAGCATAGACTTTGAAAATGGTAGCCGCATAATATCAGCTACCACAACCGAAACCACAGGCCGTGGTATGTCCATATCACTCTTGTACTGTGACGAGTTTGCCTACGTACGACCCACCATAGCCAAAGAATTCTGGACCTCCATCAGCCCTACCTTGGCCACTGGTGGTAAGGCCATTATCACAAGTACTCCCAGCAGTGACGAAGATCAATTTGCCCTGCTGTGGAAAGGCGCCAACCGGTGTGAAGACGCCTATGGCAATCCTACCCAAGTGGGCATTAATGGATTCCGTGCTTATCGAAGTTACTGGAACGAACATCCTGATCGCGACGCCAAGTGGGCCGACGAACAACGGGCACAGCTAGGCGACGATCGTTTCCGTCGAGAAATGGACTGCGAATTCATCATTGATGAGGAAACTCTAATAGCTCCAGCCAAACTGTTTGATCTCAACGGACATGAACCTTTGTACAAACTGGGACAGGTGCGATGGTATCAGCGGCCACACAAGGATAGGATTTACGTGGTATCGCTGGATCCCAGCCTGGGCACTGGTGGAGATCCTGCGGCCATACAGGTATTCGAAGCCAACAACACTGAACAAGTGGCCGAATGGCGCCACAACCGGACCACCATTCCCGAACAGATACGTATCTTGGCCGACATTGTCCAACACCTAAATGAAACAGTACAGGAACCCAAGAACATTTACTTTAGTATAGAAAACAACACCATTGGCGAAGCTGCCTTGATCAGCATAGCCGAATACGGGGAAGAACGCATACAGGGATATTTTCTTAGCGAACCAAAAAGCGGAGGTGGCCGCAGATATCGCAAAGGATTCAACACCACACACAAAGAAAAACTCAATGCCTGCAACAAGTTAAAAATCCTGGTAGAAACAGGCCGCATGAAAATACGCAGTCCGGGCCTGGTCAGCGAGCTCAAAACGTTTGTGGCTTCGGGCACGGGTTATGCGGCCAAACTGGGCGAAACCGACGATTTAGTCATGAGTACCCTGCTGGCCATACGCATGTTGCTGTTGTTGCAGACTTTTGACTCGGGCATAGACAATCAAATGCGTGATCATGGACAAGTTTTGGATCCGCCCATGCCCTTTATCAGTACACGATACTAGCTAAATACATTACTATGGCGCAACACACACCTGCACAACAACTGTATGACCTGCTGGTCAGCAGAAATTTTGATCCAGAATTGCTGGACAGCACTGGACGTCCCAGCGAAGACCCCAGCGACACTGAAATTTTCAGCTTTGATTTCCAAACAGAATCCGGCAATGATTACGGAACTGTGGTCATCATGTTGGGCGACAACAACGACATGGAAATCTACTTTGGCGACAATATTGGACGTGGCATGGAAGTGGATGACAAACGAGAGTGGTTTGATTTCTTGTACCAGCTGAGAATGTTTGCCAAACGCAATCTAATGACTTTTGGACTTAAAAATCTCAATCGCCTGCGTTACAGCATGCAAGGCCAGGCAGCCATCAAAGAAGGCCTGTTTGAAAGCTGGAACGGTAAAAAAGACATTTCATGGAACGCTGGTGCCACAGAAAGCCGACTCATGATCAAACACAAACGAGCCCTGGGTGAAGATGAAGCCAGATTCCGTTGTGTGGAAAGCCTGTTTATTGAAACTGCCGAAGGCGAACGTTACAAGTTATCATTTAAAAATCTAACTGGCGGAAAAGCCATGTTGGAACATGTCCGCAATGGTGGTCGTCCTTATGATACTCGTGGACAACACATCGCTGAAATGGTCACTGAACTCAATGTGCTCAGCAGATTCCGCAGAGCCAATCATGGCCGAATATTTGAAGGCGACACCGCGGCCTTGGTAGAACAGACCAATGCCTATTATGAAACTGCACGCCGCACACTAAAAAGTTTGTCAACCAAATCAGGATACAACACCTATTTTGAAACGTGGGATCCAGAACAGGTAACCGAAGAAGAAATGGTCATAGAAGGTCTCAAGCATTTGTTTATAACACAAACCTTGGATCAAAGGATCGAAGAGGCCTTGCCAATCTTGGCCCGCATACAACAACAAGGAACTGAAATGAAAGAAGCCAACATATTTGAAGCCTGGGCCCGACAACTGGTAGAAGGCACCTGGGCCACGCCCGACACCCCAGAAAAACGTGCCACCTTGGCACAGTTGATGAGCACAGAGTTCCCAGTGGGACCCGATGCCACTAATGCCACAGAACAATTGTATGACATCCTGGGCGACGATGTGTTGTTTGATCGCTTGGAAACTTTGAGTACCCAAGATGCCGATGCCGATGCTAGACAAATAATCTATGATCGCATGCAAGAACTAGCAGACCATCCAGATGTTCGTGCTGCCATGAGTGAATTTACCATGGATCAACAGGCTGAACCTGCTGAACCTGCTGAACCCATGGGCGAAACAGTCAAAGATCCTGCCGATCAAACCGAAGATCCAGAGGGAACCAAGCAACCCGATTACGATGAGTATGCGGATAGCCTGAAGAAAATACTTCAGCGTGCTGGTGTGGATGACACAGTCAAGGCCGCACCACCTTATGAAGCGTCAGTGGAAGAGGATGCCCAACCTGGTGTTGTGGCTGATTTTGATGAAGCTGAAAATCTTAGCCCATTCACTGAGGAAGCCAAATGCAACATGACCGAAGCCGGTGAGATGTGCCCAATGCATGGACTCAAAGAATGTGGCGCATACGAAGATGCGGCCATGACCACAGCTACACCACCCTTGGAAGAGAGTGATTTGGTCAGAATCAAAACTCTTGCTGGATTCATGATAAAATAAGCAGTCTGAACAACCGCGTCATAAATAAACTTGACGCTCCTCAAACTAGCGTGTATACTTGTTAAAGTGTATGCGCTTTTTTGTTCAGCATCACAGGCAACCAAAATCTAAACTTTAGATAGGCAACACATAGTAAAACTTTTAGAAAGGCAACTTAACTATGGCATCATTAGCAGAAATTCGCGCAAGACTAGCCGCTAGCGAATCCAAACAAGGCGGAAACTCCACAGGCGGTGACAATTCGATTTACCCACATTGGAACATGGACGAAGGCGCTAGTGCCACACTCCGTTTCTTGCCTGATGGCAATACCAAAAACACATTCTTTTGGCAAGAGCGGGCCATGATCCGTTTGCCATTCAATGGCATCAAAGGTGAAGCAGACTCAAAACAAGTCTACGTCCAAGTGCCATGCATGGAAATGTGGCAAGAGACCTGCCCAGTGCTGACGGAAGTTCGTACTTGGTTCAAGGACAAGGCTCTTGAAGACATGGGTCGCAAGTATTGGAAAAAACGCAGTTATATTTTCCAAGGTTTCGTTCGCGAAAATCCACTCGGCGATGACAAGACCCCAGAGAATCCAATCCGTAGATTCATCATTGGTCCTCAGATCTTTGCTGTGATCAAAAGCGCACTCATGGATCCGGATTTAGAAGAGTTGCCAACAGACTTGTTGCGTGGTTTGGATTTCCGCATCACCAAGACCAGCAAAGGTGGTTTCGCTGACTACAATACCAGCAAATGGGCACGCAAGGAGTCAGCACTGACTGAAGCCGAGCAAGCTGCAGTCGAAAAACACGGCCTGTTTGATTTGAGCACATTCTTGCCCAAGAAGCCCAGCGAAGCTGAAGTCAAGGTCATCAAGGAAATGTTCGAAGCGTCAGTTGATGGTCAAAGCTATGACACAGAACGTTGGGGTCAGTATTTCCGTCCGGCAGGTGTGACAGCTTCTGCTGGTGCTGTTGCGGTAGATGAAGATGCTCCAGCACCTGCAACCAAACCAGCTCCAGCGGCGGCCAGCAGTTTTGACGACGAGGATGACGCACCTGCAACAGCAAGTGCTCCGGTGGCCGCCAAGCCAACGACTCAAAAGGCCGAAGATATTTTGGCCATGATTCGTAGCCGTCAAAAGCAGTAATGGAATTAACAGTTGTGCTGGGTGCCTCTAAGGAGGCATCTTTTGACATCCACTTAAATGACAACTCTTTTGTCCGCAAATGGACAAAAGAGTTG